TCAACTGCTCGCCCGACTATGAGAAGCACATCTCATCGCATTATGGTCTCGATGCCATGATGTCTGTTGGGCAGATCAAGGCGAAGGAGCGGGGCAGGAATGTAGGCTACCAACTCGCAGCAGAGTGGAGGAAGTTCCTCGACATGCACCCGATGCTACATCACGTTAACTTCCAGAACATTCCCGATAGTACCCTCAACGACTACATCAACCGCTGATCCAAGGAGATAGCAGCAATGGTTCCGTTCGTTCTCACCTCCAAGTCCGTCACGCTGTTCCCCTTCGGGGAGCCGCCCCTCGTGGTCGATGCCTCACACATGAACTTCGAGGCTGTCGTCGAGGCCATCAAGGCGCGTGACTTCGACAAGGCCATCGAGCTTGGCTCCGTCAAGTCCTTCATCAACACCATGACGGCGGGCAACGTGGCCGTCACCGACGATGGCGTGACCTTCAAGGGCCAGCCCATCACCGGCTACCTCGCCAACAAGATGATGCTGTTCTTCCGCGAGGGCCTGCCTATCGACCACTACTGCAAGTTCCTCGACAACCTCATGGCGAACCCGTCCATGACCAGCCGCAACGAGTTGTTCCTGTTCCTCGAAGCGGCTGATCTGCCGATCACTCCGGACGGTTACTTCCTCGCATACAAGGCGGTGCGTTCCGACTTCCGGGACAAGCACTCCGGTCGCTTCGACAACTCGCCTGGCAAGGTCCACTCCATGCCGCGCCACGATGTGGATGACGACCGCAACAAGACGTGCAGCTATGGCTTCCATGCTGCGGCCTACGAATATGCACGGGGCTTCATGTCTGGCGACGACAAGATGGTCGCGGTCAAGATCAACCCTGCCCATGTGGTGTCCGTGCCCTCTGACTACGGCAACCAGAAGCTGCGCTGCACTTGCTATGAGGTGATGTTCGAGGTGCCCGGCGCCGCTGACATCTTCAAGGACAAGCCGATCTACGACATGCCAGATGCTATGTCCTCGCAGGAAGAGGAAGACTTCCTGTTCTGGCTGAGTGGTGATAGCGAAGACTAACGTACAGGTTGGGGAGGGCTTCGGCTCTCCCCTTCTCACCCCTACCGGAGACACGAAGATGAGTGACGATGCGACTGATACACCTGTTGCTGGGCCTGTGGATAATCCTCCTGTTCTGAGCCGCCTGACTAGGGCGCAAGTCTTCGCACGCGATCCCGAGGAAACCACACAGGAAGACATCGACTTCATCGTGGCCGAGCTTCGCAAGATCAACGAGCGCAACCGCAAGGCCCGTCGCGATGACGCTGCCATTGCCGAGGGCGCAGCCAAGATCAAGAAGGCCAACGCCGTAGCCAAGAAGAAGAAGGCTGGCCCCCTGCCCGCCGATCTGCTGGACGCCAAGCTATGACTGACATCGTGGAGCGGCTACGGTCTCGCACGGCAGGCATGGGCGTCCGTCGTGCCGAGGATTACGACACGACTTTGAGTGTCGCAGATGTGGTGGAAGCCGCCGACGAGATCGAGCGACTGCGGGCTAGACTTGCTTGGTGGGACAATGCCAGCCACGAAATGCTTGAGGCTGTCGAGAAGGCCGAGGCCGAGCGGGACGAAGCTATCCAGCGCGGCAACGATTGGTGCGATCAAGCGCAGAAGGCACGGGATGAGCGGGACCGGCTGCGGGAGGCGCTGCGATACATGGTCGCAGCCTATCCACTCGACAAATACAAAGACGCTGGAATGCGGTTGAGCGCGCATCTCAGCGCCCGCGCAGCACTCAAGGAGATAGGACATGAGTGACGGTGTTAAGTTGGGGATGGCAGCTATCATCTGCTTCACCCTGTTCTCTATCGGCGTGCTGGTTTCGGACCACCTGTCGAGGAGTCAGCAGATGGAGTTGCGTCACGCGGCCTGTGCCAACCCTGACAGCGTGGCCTGTGCGCTGGGGGTGCGGCGATGAAGCTGACCAATAAGTTGCGGCTGCCCGAGGCGATTGTCCGGGCGGTGCAGAACGATTCGTATACGAAGGGCGAGGCCGACATCTCGGTGACGGAATTGCTGGTGCCGCCGCAGATGCGGAAGCTCAAGCTCGAACATGACGATGAGCTAGAAGAGGATGTGAGCGACCGGATCTATTCGTTGCAGGGCCAGTCGATGCACCACATCATCGAGCGGGCAGCGGATGGTGATGCCTTCGTCATGGTGGAGGCTACGCTGTATGCGGAGTATCTCGGCTGGAAGGTGAAGGGCCAGGTCGATCACCTGCTGCTGGGGACCGGCGAGTTGCTGGACTTCAAGCTGACTTCGGTCGCCAAGATCAAGGCGGGACAGGTGCCCCGTGAGTGGGAGCAGCAGACCAACATCTACCGGCGCATGCTGGAGCGGGAGAAGGGCATGGTCATCCCGGCCATGTCAGTCATTGCGATCCTGCGCGACTGGTCGAAAGGCCGCAGCAAGCAGACTCAAGACTACCCTCAAGCCCCGGTGCTGATTATGAGTGTGCCGCTGTGGACACCGGAGCAGGCCGACGCCTTCATCGAAGAACGCATCCGCTTGCATCAGGCAGCCGAGGCACAGTCCTGTTCCGAGCAGGATGTGTGGGCACGCCCTGCTAAGTGGGCGGTGATGAAGCGGGGCAACGTCAAGGCCGTCAAGCTATTCGACAATCCTATTGAGGCGGATCAGCTTGCAAGTACGAGTGCGGCCCTGTATGTAGAGCACCGGCCAGGTGAAGCTGTGCGATGCCAAGACTGGTGTCAGGTGGCGCACCTGTGTCCGCAATGGCAAACAGATCCACGCAACAAACGCATCCCTTCTGTAGAGGAGTCTCTCTTCAGTGCCTAAGTTCGAAGCCACAAAGATTCCGCCCCGCATTCTGATCTGCGGTGAGCCTGCCTCCGGTAAGACAGGGGCGCTCGCCCAGCTTGCCAACTCTGGCTATCGGCTGCTGATCCATGACTTCGACAGCAACAGCCGGGTCATCGGTTCCTACCTGAAGCCGGGCGCTGCCGACGTCTTCATCAACACCTATGCGGTGGCGAAGATCACCAACACCAACCTGTTCGCGGGCACCTCCGTTGCACCGAAGCAGGCGGTCGATTCCATGCGCCAGTTCTGCAAGCTGCTGGAACATTGGAAGACGACGAGCGAAGACCTTGGCCCGGTGCTGGGTCTGACTGCCAAGGATGTCATCGTGATCGACAGCGGCACCTTCCTTGGGGAGATGCTGCTGCTGGCCGCGCATGAAGACCCCGAGACGAAGCGTGACTTGCGCTCCCTCTACAATGTGGCAGGCCGCTACTACGGTGCGATCCTCGATCACCTGACCGGACCCAAGGTCGGCGCCTCCGTCATCGTGCTGACGCACATCATGCAGACCGGTGAGAAGGATGACCAGGGGAAGATCGTGGGCAAGGCCCGTGACATTCCGGTCGGCATCGGTGAGAAGTTCTCGAAGAAGATGCAGACCTACTTCTCTGACATCTGGCACCTCGAAGTCGGACGCGACGGCAAGCGTTCCTTCAAGACCGGAGCCACTGACAAGGCTTCGCTCCGTACCTCCGCGCCCAACCTCATCAAGCCGGTCGAAGACTTCGACCTCGCCTCCATGCTTGACCGCCTGACCGGGAGCCACTAACATGCGAACATCTCTTATGGTGTTGCCGAGGATTAAGTCCGCTAGTAAGAGGGTGTTTAAGGTACTGTCCCACAGAGGAGTAACTCCCCCTTCCAAGCAGCGGGCGCTCGCGCGTGCCACGTTAGAGCAGGCCGGTTTCAAGATCGGACCCGGCGTGGACCTGAAGATGAAGTAAGATTTCTGGAGATGGTGCTTGACGGGGACGCGCTCCAGATGTATTTGTATCCCCGTCACCTCGTAGTGACAAACCCAAGTGGAGAAGACAAGTGGCTGACCTTTTCGATACCGTCATTGAGAACACCGCTTCCGAGCGCCCCGCCTTCCGGCAGGCCCCGGCTGGCGACTATCTGGTGACGGTGCAGTCCGTCAAGTTCGTCAAGGCGAACTCCGGTACGCAGGGCATCGAGCTGACCTACACGATGGTCGAGCCGATGCACGGTGAGGATATGGAAGGTGTGGAGCTGGCGAAGTGCCGCCTCCGTGACACGCAGTGGATTACTGAGAAGACTATCGGGTATGTGCAGGAGCGGCTTGCGCGTATCTCCCCTGATGTGGTGGGCGAAACCATCCGTGACGCGGCGGACATTCTGCCGGGCAACGACGTGGTGGTGACGATCTCGCATGAGACTGCCAACCGGGACGGCACCCCGCTGAACACGCCGCGCCTGAAGGTGGAGCGTTACTACTCGGTGGACTGGTATAACAACAACAAGAAGGCGGCCTGAGTATCCGCTAACAAGTAGGGTAGGGGAGGGGTGGACTTCGGTCTGCCCCTTTCCCTTATTAGGAAGGTGCTTCTATGATCCTTGAAGTCTTCCACACCGAATCAACCCCGGCCTATGAATTGAGGCAGCGTGTGACCGAAATCCTTGTGGCTGCGGGCGAACCCCGTGCCCTATCCATCGAAGACTTTCAAGCGGCGCTTCGAGAGATCGCCCGGTTGCGAGCCGCAGTTAAGACAGCGGAAGAGGCGCTGCGCGAAGCCGGGCATTCGATAGCGGCGGATGGTATGATGGCCGTCCTTTTGAAAGGAGAAAAGGTGTAATGTGGTTCGAAGGACTTGTGGTACTGGCTGTGCTAGCCATTATATTTTTCGCTCTGTTCGGGATCTGGGACGATTCCGACGACGACGTAGGAGAGGGACGGTGAGGTGGAGGCTGGCGGCGCTGGCCTTGCTGGCGGCGTTGCTCCCGGCTGCGGCGAAGGCTGCGGACCCTGTGCGTGAGATGGCGTGCCTGACCAGGACAATCTATTGGGAAGCGCGCAACCAGCCCTTCGAGGCGCAGGTTGCTGTGGCCCAGGTCGTACTGAACCGGGCAGAGGATGGGCGCTTCGGCAACACGCTATGCGCCGTGGTCTACCAGAGGAATGGGCGGCGCTGCCAGTTCTCATGGGTATGCACGCACCCCAACCGGCGGCCCCGCGATCAGGCTGCATGGGAGGTTGCCACCTATGCTGCCTATCTGGCTGTCTTCGATCACGATGATCTGGTGAAGGGGGCTATCTTCTTCCATGACACCAGCATCCGGCGCTGGTCACATCTGCACAGAACTGCTAGGATAGGCGACCTCATCTTCTACAGGGAACGCTAACATGGGAAGGAACTACAGTCCTTCGGCTAGGCTGGAGATCGAGCGCGAGAAGTGGCGGCTAGAGAACGGTGCCGAAACCGTGCCCGTCTCTACATCAGCTACGGATCGTCGCCTGCCCCTCGTATTCGTGCCCTTCCAGATGGAGCTTCCCTTTGAAGAAGCCCTCCCCAAACAATCTGTCGGGACTGCAACATGATTCACTATCATGGTACTCCCATTACGCCGAGAGCAGACTTGGAAAAGTTAATCGGCAGGCACTTCTGTATCTCCTACGCTGAACCACGCGACATAGATTGGTGTACGCGAAACGGGGCGTCGGTGATGATGGACAACGGAGCTTTCACTTCTTGGACAAAGGGGAAGCCTGCTGATTGGGATGGTTATTATAAGTGGCTGGAGCCCAGGCTGGCGCCTCCGCACTGGGCAGTTCTCCCGGATGTAATAGACGGTGACGAGCAGGCCAATGATGATTTGCTGAAGGGCAACCCCTATCGCAAAGAACTGGTGGCTCCTGTCTGGCATCTCCACGAAAGTTTAGATCGGCTTGAAAGATTGATAGATCAATGGCCCAGGGTT